TTATCTTACTCGGTAAGCATGTTCCAACACCAATCTAGCTAAATCAGTTTGTTGATTTGATAAATCGACTTCATACGTAAAACATAGTAAAGATAATACTCTTGCAAATTTAACTCGTACTTTTTGCAAAGATTTATAAAAAAGTACTTCATCTGTCGAATTTTGATGCTTATATAATAACATTAAATTTTGACTTAGAGTGTGGATTAAATCTAATATTAAATGTTGCGCTTGCTTGGATTTTATGTCCAATCTTAGTTGCTCTGTTTTATCTTTGATTGATTCTAAGCTTTTGATTACTGCTTGGGAAACCTCTGAATCGAATGGTGCAGTTAAAACCTTTTTACCTTCAAGATAACTGAAATATTTCTCAAACAGTTTCTTATCCGGATCAGATATAAATGGAATCAACTCTTTAGCTGTGATGCCCGAGATGGATGCGACATTTGCTAAACCACCAATTATTTCTAAAAACAATTTCGGCCTCCTAGTGATAATTTAGATAATTAGACTATTTTTTAACTACTAAGTCTCGAAAAGTAGAAGTGTCCATTTGAGTTAGGATGTTATAGATAATACTACGATCGTTTGGGATGCACTACTACCAGATTTGCTACATTACGTAAATTTAGCTATCTAGATAAAACGGCTATAATCACTCAGTAATAATTTCAATACTAAACATCCCTATGTTGCCCGACCAGATTGTGTTTATCACAATTCTTGGTATTAGGCTTTATTCCATTCATGAGTAAACGTCCGCTCCTGGCACATAGCAGTCCTAGAGACACTGGCGTAAAGCCATGGAGGATCGGTGGGAGGAGACGCTAATCCTTTCATACAAAAAATATGTAAAATCAATAACGGCTGTAAATCATTCAATACTCGCCCTATCGGAAGTTCACCAGCCAACCGCAGCACGTTCTTGCATACGACGTGGCTGCGGTTTCAACTCCCGCCAGCTCCACCAATCATGATTGGACGGTGTAAGGACAACACCAACAAAAACAGGAAGTTAGCAGTCTCAGCAGGACACCGACCAGACGGTGAGGAGACAAAAAAGGATACGCAAAGGAGCCGCGGCTCTCGAGTGACACAAAAGCCCGCTTATGCGGGCTTTTTGTTTTTCCCTTAAGTTCCTAGCCGCTTATCTATAACTATGGAAAAATGTTAACCCTGACTGTATGTTAACAAAGGGATGTATATGTCGGTTTTTCATAACTGGCTGCTTGATATCGCAAGCGGGAATTACTTTATCTACATCAAACGCCTTTCTGCAAACGACACAGGCGCAACAGGTGGCCATCAGGTCGGACTTTATATCCCCTCAAATATCGTTGAAAAGCTTTTTCCATCTATCAATCATACTCGCGAACTGAACCCTTCAGTCTTCCTTACTGCGCATGTATCATCCCATGATTGCCCTGATACCCAAGCACGCGCAATTTATTACAACAACCGTTATTTTGGTAAGACCCGAAACGAAAAAAGAATTACGCGCTGGGGGAGAGGAAGTCCATTACAGAACCCTGAAAATACAGGAGCCCTCACAATTCTTGCTTTCAGGTTAAACGAACAGAACACTGACTGTTCCGAGGTAGATATATGGGTCTGCGTCAATCCCGATGAAGAGGATATCATCGAGTCTGCTATTGGCGAAATCATACCTGGAACCCTAATTTCCGGCCCTGCCGGACAAATTTTGGGCGGATTGTCTCTTCAGCAAACTCCAGTAAATCATAAATATGTTATTCCTGAAGACTGGAAGAAGCGTTTTCCTTCTGGAAACGAAATTATTCAATATGCTGCTGGCCATTATGCTAAAAACTCCAAGGATCCAGATGAGCAACTGATTGACCGTCGGCGTGTCGAGTATGATATTTTTCTACTCGTCGAGGAATTACATGTTCTTGATATTATTAAGAAAGGATTCGATTCTGTAGATGAGTTTATTGCATTAGCCAACTCTGTCAGTAATCGACGTAAATCAAGGGCAGGCAAATCACTTGAACTTCACCTAGAGAAGCTTTTTATCGAGCACGGACTACGGCATTTCTCCACTCAGGCAGTTACTGAAGGTAATAAAAAACCAGATTTCCTGTTTCCTTCAGCAGAGGCATATCATAACGTTGAATTTCCTGTAGAAAACTTACGTATGCTGGCAGTAAAGACCACCTGCAAAGATCGCTGGCGTCAGATACTGAATGAAGCAGATAAAATCCATCAGGTACATTTATTTACACTGCAAGAAGGTGTTTCTTCAGCACAATACCGAGAAATGAAAGATGCGGGTGTCAGACTCGTTGTACCATCAACTTTACATAAAAAATACCCAGAAGCAGTTAGAGAAGAATTAATAACGCTCGGAGCATTCATTACTGAGCTGATAGAGCTTTACGCTGAACTATCATAGGCTGACTCCCGGCTTAAAAGGCCGGGAGATGTTCTCAAGGCTGCCCAGTCTTACCAGCATCAGCAGAAACAGCTTTGAGGATATAGGGTTCCAGAAGTCTGGCAACAGCTTCAAATACTGGCACCACAACTGAGTTACCGAACTGCCGATATGACTGAGTATCTGAAACCGGAATACGGAATGGTTTCCCTCCAGGTTTTTCAAATCCCATAAGGCGTGCGCACTCTCGGGGAGTCAGCCTGCGTGGTCGACGAGCCTGATTACTCTCATTCATAAAGTCAGCCTCTCCCGTTGCCATATCCCAACCACGATCAATAAGAATTTCTGATCCATCTTTGTGATATCTGGCAGAAAGTGTGCGTGCAATGCTTTCCTTATTCTCAGGATTGACCAACCCAAAGCCAAAACCATTCCCCTTGGCTGCATGCTTTTTGGCGTAGTTATAAAGGTACTCCCATAGTTTTGGCGTAAGTATATATTTACTGTCGACTACAGGCTCCAGCAATTCACCAAATGATGGGCGGTGTTCCGGATAAAAACGACTGATATCACGCAAGGTAAACCCCTTGTGAATATTCAGATCTCGTCTAAATCCGACCAGAACAATGCGTTCACGATGCTGAGGCAAAAAATGCTTCCCATCGATAATCTTTGGATCGTTTTTTCCCATTTCTGCAGCATCGGCAACTTCGTAGCCCAGCTCGTCAAGGGTCTCCATAATGACTTTGAAAGTTTTACCCTTATCATGGCTCTTCAGATTTTTGACATTTTCCAGCACAAAAATTGCCGGTTTTTTTGCTCGTATAATACGTGCCACGTCAAAAAAAAGTGTTCCTTGTGCTTCACATTCAAAACCATGCGCACGACCAAGTGAGTTTTTCTTACTAACACCAGCAAGGCTAAATGGCTGGCACGGGAACCCCGCAAGAAGCACATCATGATCCGGCACATGCTCATCAATATATGCATAAGCATCCGTTTCCAATACATCGGTTTTATCACTCAGCGTGACTTCCCGAATATCGAGATTGAATTTATGCACCTGTTCATCGTTAAACCAGTTGGCCTTGTATGTACGCACAGCATCTTTATTCCATTCACTGGTAAAAACACACTGGCCTCCAATGGCCTCAAAACCTTTCCGTATCCCTCCAATTCCAGCAAATAAGTCAATGAAGCGGAAAGCATATTCCGGATGGTTTGCAGGTGGTTCTGGTAGCATCTTACGCAGAAGAGACTCTTCTACTGAAGTCAACGATTTTGGTAAACACTTGCCATTAATCCAGCGGTTAATGGTTTCACGGCTCCACTCATTTTTTCCGACTTTTCTCAGTAATTCAGCCACATACTTCTGATCATAGATTTCCAGCACTTTCTCGATAAGCTTTTTATCATTTTCCTGTCGCAGCTTTTCTTCCGCCTCGGCTTCCTTCAGCAGATGCTGTGCCAACACTTCAAATTCAGACATAATTCCTCCAAGGGGTCTAATGGGTGAAACTTTATCACTCATTCAACCCAGAAGGAAATGTTTTATCTGGATATTTAAACAGTGACTACAACGTAATCTAGCACTGGTGATGCTTTGTTAGGCATAGAGAATCATTCTATATACGGCTAATGACAGAAAAACAGCAGACAAGTAGTTTGTTCATAAATTAACGCATACTATGTGTCTACGGTTTTCGAGACCGGTCCAATCATCAAACGAAACATAAAATTAGCTCACATTATGAGGAAAAGTATCTTTTTTGTACTATGTAAATTCAAAGGCTTAGCCTCATTTCTCCGATGGTTTTCTCAACACTACTGGTTGTGAGCCCTTGCAATGATCATTAATATACGTCTCACAAATAATTCTTCATAGATATTGCAAAATGGATATTACTGAGTTTCCTTCTGGAGTAATTGAACACCTTGGCTGGTATGTATACCGATTGATTGATCCGAGGGACGGAAGCACCTTCTATGTAGGGAAAGGCAAAGGTAACCGCGTATTTGCCCATATGCGCGGTGAAGTGGCAGCGACTGATGATGACGAGTTACTGAGCAACAAGCTAAAGCAAATTAGAGAAATAAGGTTAGCAGGACTTGAGGTTATCCATGTCATCCATCGACACGGAATGACTGATGAAAAGACGGCGTACGAAGTTGAAGCAGCACTTATTGATGCCTACCCTGGGTTAACGAATATCATGAATGGTGCTGGCAGCAATGAATTCGGCGCCGCGCATGTCAAAGAGTTGATAGCAACATATCAACCCGAAACCATAATATTTCATCATAAAGCATTAATGATTTCCGTTAACAGAAGTGCAAAGGATTCAGAGCTTTATGATGCGGTTCGATTTAGCTGGCGCATTAATGTCTCTCGCGCTAGCCAAGCAGAAGTCATTCTTGCTACTGTAAGGGGGATCGTTCGAGGGGTTTTCATTGCTGATAAATGGCTCAAATCAACACGTGAAAATTTCCCTACGATGAAATACTGGGACGAGGATCCGGACTTTGAGGCAACACAAAGTTCTCGCTATGGTTTTGAAGGTCGAGAAGCCTCACCTGAAATAGCAAATCTTTATCTTGGAAAAAAAATACCAGATGAATTAAGAAAAAAAGGAGCTATGTCCCCGGTCCGTTACTCACCTAATTTTTGAGTCTTTAAGTGATAAGCATAAACCGCAGCACGATCTTCTTGCATACGACGTGCTACGGTTTCATTTATCTCCGACCGGAAACTTCTTATACAGTGTCGATATACCAACATCATAGATGATCGCCACCTTCTGGCGAGGAACGCCTGATGCAATTAATCGCCCGGCCTGCGCCCATTGTTCTGGTGTAAGTTTGGGACGACGTCCCCCAATTCGTCCCTGTGCGCGAGCAGCTTCCAGTCCAGCTTTTGTTCGTTCAACAATCAGTTCTCGTTCCATTTCAGCCAGGGCACCCATCACATGAAAGAAAAAACGCCCCATCGGTGTGCTGGTATCAATAGCATCCGTCAGGCTGCGAAAATTAACGCCACGTTCGCGCAACTCCTCAACCAGAATGACCAGATGCCGCATACTACGCCCCAGCCGATCCAGCTTCCAGACAACCAGAGTGTCACCTGCCGATAATGTCCTGAGCAGCTTTTTCAGTCCTGGTCTGTAGGACTTTGTACCGCTTATCTTGTCTTCAAAAATCAGCTCACATCCTGCACAGTTCAGCGCATTACGTTGTAGATCGGTATTCTGGTCATTTGTTGATACACGTACATAGCCAATAAGCATGTTAAATCCCCCTGGTAAAAGCAGGAATGATGCCATTTGCTTGTTATTTCTTCATTTTCATAAACGTTGGTTTGGGAGAAGCGGCAAAACGGGATGTGGGTAACGGGCAAAACCAAATTCCTGATATGTCAGCGTGGGAGTGTGGGGGAGATACAACGACGGGATGGAGGCGAAGCCCGGATGGTTATATTGAACAATGGGGGCTAACTGGGGCCACAATAAATGAAGTTTTGATTAATTTTCCTATCCCATTTCCGACAGGCGTCATTTCTATTAATGAACATGACCATGCTCCTGTGCCAGGGAAAATGTCAGTATGGCAATTCTATCAATTGACTAACTCAAGTGTCATGGCAGATAACCTGGGATCTCTTGATAAAGGAAATCCATCCTTCAATGTTCCAACTGTCGCTGGTTGCCGCTGGTTTGCCACAGGAAGATAAAATGAGTAAATATCTTTACGATGCTAAAACTAATATGTTTTACCCATTTACTCTGGAAAGTCAGTATAAGAAGTCTGGGTTATGGCCTCATAATGGAGTTGAAGTTGATGAGGATATATTTATTAAGTACCTGTCCCCACCTCCAGGGAAAGTGAGAGTTGCGGGTGATGATGGCTATCCTGCATGGGATGACGTACCGCCGCTAACTCATGAAGAACAACTGTCAGAAGCGGAACGAAAAAAACAGGCACTCATAAATCGAGTTAATGAATATATTAACAGTAAGCAGTGGCCAGGAAAGGCTGCTATTGGTCGTCTGAAAGGTGAGGAACTGGCGCAATATAATTTATGGCTGGATTATCTTGACGCACTGGAACTGGTCGATACTTCCAGTGCTCCAGATATTGAATGGCCTACGCCTCCGGCTGTTCAGGCCAGATGATATCCGGCGCGGTGCTGGTATCTGTTGCCGTCACCGCGTCAATGTAATCCAGCACGGCGTTAAGTCGGGTTGTTTCTGCCTGCGTCAGCTTCCGCCCGGCCTGCAATTTCAGTTGAATCAGACTGATGGAAGCCATTGCAGCATCAATCAGCGACTGGCGCTGTGCTTCTGCCGCGTCTACTGAGGCACTATGCTGTGCCTCAGTATCTGTCACCCATTTCTCACCATCCCATTTATCGTATGGCGTTAACGGTGAAAGCGTGACATAACCGTCTTTGATGGCACCGATATAATCCACTGTAACAGCTGCGCCATTTTCGATTGAGTAAGCAGTCTCATTGCGGTGGTCTTCTTCATGGCTCCATCCCTTACCCGTAAATACTGCCACTTTCCCCGGAATGTATTCGCCCGGGTCAATACCAGTGGAACAGGCGGGCATACTTACACCAGTATTAATATATTCATCAGACCAGCCAGTATATTCAGACGTTACTGCATCATAATAAAAACAACGCATATCACCCGGTACTGTAGCCAGCCCATTTTTATCAAAAACAGGTTTCATTATTTAGCCCTTACTAAAAAGTTGAATGCAATGTTACGTGGGCGTGTTTCGGTGCCGCCTGGTACATTAAAAGCCGCAGCGGTGCCACTACCATCATTCTGACTAATACCACTCGTATATATGCCGTTCGCATTACTCTGGAGGGCGAAAACCGTTCTTGTTCCAGTACCAGCAGAAGGACCGTAGTATTGCAAAGTAAATTGTTTCATCAGGTCAGACTGCGTACTAAGTAATCCACGTCCACTATCTACACCACGACCATCATCCCAGATACGAATGAAATCACCGCGGGCTTCAGGTAATACCAGCGAAGGAAACACTTTCGCCAGCACAGGGTAATCAGTGGCAGAGAATTTCGCGCCGTTGAACTTCAAAAACACCATACCGGACCAGCTGTCGATTACAGTATTTGGCATTGCAGCGGACGGCCAGAAGAACGGAACGCCAATAGCTGGAGCACCTTCTCCCAAACCAACGTTTATGAAAATGAAGAAATAACAAGCAAATGGCATCATTCCTGCTTTTACCAGGGGGAT